TGTAAATAAACATACATGTTTATTCCACCCTTGCCTTATAGGAGAAAACCCGCAATGAATAAATTCGAACAATTACTTGACTTTATTGTCAATGAAGAAAAAGAAAAGGCAGAAGAACTATTCCACGAAATCGTTGTTGAGAAATCACGCGATATCTACGAAAGTTTGATTGCTGAAGAAACCCAAGAAGAACAAGTAGAAGAAGCATCTGATGAAGATGACGAAGAAGCTACTGAAGAAGCTACAGACGCTGATGAAGAAGCTGTAGAAGAAGCTTTTGGTATGGATGACGAAGGTGAAGCAGAAGTTGGCGGTGACGCTACTGATGACTTAGCCGGTGATGTTGCTGCAGATGACGGCGCTGAAGATGAATTCGGTGGCGAAGAAGGTGGCGATGAGACTCCAGCTACTAAGAGTGACGTACAAGATTTAGAAGACGCATTAGACGAATTGAAAGCTGAATTTGAACGCTTAATGGCTGGTGATGACGCCGGTGAAGAAGGCGGCGAAGAAGAAGCTGGTGATGAGTTTGGCGGCGAAGAAGAAGCCGGTGAAGACGAAGGCGGCGAAGAAGAAGGTGAAAACCCATTCGAAGGTCGTCAAATGACTCGTGAATACCGTGAAACTGTTGGCAAGCCATACGGTTCAGGTAACGGCATTAGCAACAAATCAGAACAAGGTGACGGCAAAGCAGGTCCTGTAAGTTCTGGCAAAGGCAAACCAACAAGTGGTGCTACAGCTAAAAATATCGCTCAAGGCGATACAGGCGGTGAAGGCATCAAGGGCGGTGAAGGCCTAGTTGGTGGTGTTAAAGGTGAATTTACTAAAGGTGTAGAAAAGAATATTGCTTCTAGCTCTAAAGCTGGTATGAAAAGTGGTTCTGCTCTAGACGGAAAAGGTAAAGCATACGGTGCTGGTGGCGCTTCAACAAGCGAAACAGGCGCTGCAAATACTAAGTCTATTGTAGACCGTAAGCAATCTTAATTAGGAATCATCCAGGATGCAATTTTTAAGAGAACACCTAAGTTTTGATCAAGCTCAAGCGATCGTCGAGAGCGATGACAAAGAAGGCAAGAACCTTTACTTAAAGGGTATTGCGATTCAGGGTGGAATACGCAATCAAAACCAACGGGTATATCCTGTAAGGGAAATTGAAACTGCTGTTAACACTCTCAATGATCAAATTCAAAATGGTTATAGTGTTCTTGGCGAAGTAGATCACCCAGATGATTTAAAAGTAAACTTGGACCGTGTATCGCATATGATTACTCAAATGTGGATGGACGGTCCTAACGGTTACGGAAAAATGAAAATTCTTCCTACACCGATGGGACAATTAATTCGCACTATGTTAGAAAGCGGTGTAAAACTTGGCGTCAGCTCACGCGGTAGCGGTAACGTTAACGAAGGTAGCGGCGAAGTGTCTGATTTCGAAATCATTACTGTGGATATTGTTGCTCAACCTAGTGCGCCTGGCGCATATCCTACACCTGTTTATGAGCATCTCATGAACGCTCGTGGTGGATATCGTGCTATGCAAGTTAGTAGAGAAGTGCAAAACGATCCTAAGGCACAGAAGCATCTCCGCGAGGCGATGTTAAACATAATCAGTGGCCTTAAAGCCTAAGGAGAAATAAATGGACGCATTCAAGCAATTGGTTGAGAGTGGTGTTATTAGCGAAGACGTTAAGACTGAGCTAGAATCCGCTTTTAATCAAAAGATTCAAGAGAATCGCGACCAAGTAACCGCACAACTACGTGAGGAATTTGCTCAACGCTATGAACACGATAAAGGTGTCATGGTAGAAGCATTGGACAAGCTAGTTGGCGATCGCTTAGCCGCAGAGCTTGGTGAGTTTGTTCAAGATCGCAAAGCATTGGCAGAAGTCAAAGCTGAGTACAAGAACAAGATGACAGCTGATTCCAAAACAATGGAATCTTTTGTTATGACTCAACTAGCCAAAGAATTAGTAGAATTCCAAAACGATCGTAAGAAAGTTTCTGAGAATTTTGCTAAGTTAGAACAGTTCGTAGTAACTGCTCTAGCTAAAGAAATCGGTGAATTCGCTGTAGACAAGAAGGAAGTAGTCGAAACTAAAGTTCGTCTAGTTCGTGAAGCTAAAGCAAAATTTGCTGAAGTCAAGAAAGAATTCATTAAACGTGCTGCCGCACAAGTTAGTGAAACTGTTTCAACTCACTTAAAAACTGAGATGGTACAGTTAAAAGAGGACATTGAAAGTGCTCGCACTAACAACTTCGGTCGTCGTATTTTTGAAGCATTTGCACAGGAGTTTCAACATTCCTACCTTAACGAAAAGTCTGAAACAAGTCGCTTGTTACAGATTGTAGATAAGAAAGAACGTGAAATCGCCGAAGCACAGGAAGCTCTTAACAATACTAAAGCATTGGTAGAAAGCAAAGAACGTGAAATCCGTATTGCTGCCGATCGTGCTGAACGTACAAAAGTTATGGGCGAACTATTAGCACCTCTAAGTGCTGAGAAAAGAGCCGTCATGGGTGAGTTGTTAGAGTCTGTTCAGACAGGCAAACTAGCAAACGCTTTTGACAAATATCTACCTGCGGTTATGGAAGGTGGCGCATTGAAGAAGAAGCAAGTAATTGCTGAATCAACAGAAGCTACTGGAGACCGTGAGGTTAAAAATCAGCCTGAGGCAGGCTTTGACAACATTGTAGACATCCGCAAGTTAGCGGGTCTAGCAAAGTAAAATTTTTAGGAGAAAATGATGTCACAACTTCTGAACGAAAGATGGTCAGAAACCAAAGAAACCCTATTAGAGGGTCTACAAGGTAACCGTCGTAGTTCCATGGCAACTTGCTTGGAAAATACACGTAAGTACCTTTCAGAAAGTGCTACAGCAGGTGCTACATCTGCAGGTAACATTGCAACACTAAACCGCGTAATTCTTCCAGTAATTCGTCGTGTAATGCCGACAGTTATTGCTAACGAAATCGTTGGTGTACAACCTATGACTGGTCCAGTTGGCCAGATTCATACATTGCGTGTTCGCTACGCTGATTCTTCAAACGAAGTAATCGCTGGTGAAGAAGCATTAAGCCCATTCAAGATCGCTCAAGCGTATTCTGGTAACAATGACGCTACTTACCCACGTGCTGACACAACAGCTAAGTTGGAAGGTCAACCAGGCAAGCGTATGAGCATTCAAATCTTGAAAGCTCCAGTCGAAGCTAAGAGCCGCAAGCTATCAGCTCGTTGGACATTCGAGGCTGCACAAGACGCACAAGCGCAACAAGGTATTGATATCGAAGCAGAAATCATGGCCGCTTTAGCTCAAGAAATTACAGCTGAAATCGACCAAGAGATCCTAGCTTCTTTACGTGCTTTGGCAACTGTTGAAGAAACATATGACCAGTCATTAGTTTCTGGTACAGCTACATTCGTTGGTGACGAACATGCTGCATTAGCAATTCAAATCAACCGTGTTGCTAACAAGATCGCACAACGCACACGTCGTGGTGCTGGTAACTGGGCTGTTGTTTCTGCGCAAGCATTGACAATTCTTCAGTCTGCTACAACATCAGCTTTCGCTCGTACTACAGAAGGTACATTCGAAGCTCCAACAAACACTAAGTTCGTTGGTACATTAAACAACGCAATGCGTGTTTATGTTGACGCATACTTACCAGACACTGGTGCTGATGCTAACCAAGTTCTTATTGGTTATAAGGGTCCAAGCGAAGCTGACGCTGCCGCTTTCTATTGCCCATATATTCCTCTAATGAGCTCTGGTGTTGTTCTAGATCCAGCAACATTTGAACCAGTAGTTGGCTTCTTAACACGCTACGGCTATGTTGAGTTGACAAATACTGCTTCTTCTCTAGGTAACGCTGCAGACTACTTAGGCAAAGTATCTATTACTTCTGCTAACGTAAGCTTCAAGTAATCCTAAGAGGGATCGTAATAAACATAAAAG